CGGTTGCGGCTTGTTGGCCAGCAGCCAGGCGGCGCCATTCCAGCGCGGCCACTGCCCCTCCGGCACGTCGGCCGGCGGCGGTGTCAGGGTGCAGCGCGCCGGCAGCAGGTAGACGCCCGGCTCCAGCGGGCTCTCGTCCGCCTCGGTTTCGCCAGCGTACAGGCCGGCGCGGTCGTATTGGTAGGCGATCATGGCGCTCCTCAGAACTTGATGCAGGCCAGCAGCGCGACGTTGCGCGGCCGGGTCTCCGCGCTGCCGGTGGCAGCGATGGTGATGGCGTGGCTGTGGCTGCCGGCGGAGTCGATCGACAGGGGGTGGGTGTGGGCGCCGCCAGAGCCTACGGAGATGGAATGGGTGTGGGTCTCAGATGTCTCCGTTCGGCCGATCTCTGGGTTTGCCGTTGCAGTACCTGCGCCCTCCGGATACCCGTAGCCCCGACCATCGCCACCACTGTTGAAGATCTTGTACTCATGCAGGTGATCGCCGGCAGCTCCAGAGGATGCCGAGTGGTTGTGCGATCCAGCCGATTGCGCCGAGCCGCTGTGGGCGTGGCTGCCTGCACCCGCCGAGCTGCCGGTGTGGCTGTGACTCTGGATCGCACCGGACTGGGCGCTGCCGAACGCACGACCGCCATCCACCCCGCGAGCATCGTCCCAGCCGCGAATGAACTCGCCGCGCAGGTCCGGCAGGGTGAACGAGCTGAAGCCGTCGCCAGCGCCGAAAGTTGTTCCGATGGCGGCGAACAGCTCAGCGTAGGCCGCGCGCGAGACCGCGGCGCCGTTGGCCTTGAGCCAGCCCGCGGGTGCAGTGCTGCGGGCGAAGTGAGCGATCAGGCCGGCCGGGGCCATCTGCCGGGTTTCGGCCCTACTGAAAATGTCCAGGTTGATCCGCGATGCGGCCTTGTCCTGCACGTCGCCCAGGTTGCGGTTGCGCTCCAGCGGTGCCGGAGCGCTGCCGGCCGGCTCGTTATTGACCAGGGTGATGCGGGTGCCGGCCGGGTAGCTCTGGCCGAGGGTCAGGCGGGTGCTGATGCTCTCGTGGGGCTGCCACTCCCCTGCCCCGCTGCCGATGTCCAGGCGCAGGCCGTCGACATACACGGCCAGGCCGTAGGTGGTGGTGACGGACAGGTCAACCACGGTCTGGTCGGCGGCCAGCAGCTGCTTCTCGGCCACGGTGTCAACGGTGACGTTGATCGCGCCCGGATCCTGCCACTCGTAGTCGCCGTCGGCGTTGCTGGCCTTGCCGAGCAACTGGCCGACGGTGCCGCCAGGGATCAGTGTGGCGGCGCTGATGTTGTTGATGATCCAGGCCTGGGAGGCGGCAGCGACGTTGGGGTCGACCATCACGGTGACCACGCTGGCATTGGTGACCGCGAACTGGATGCGCAGCACGGCGTCGCCGAAGCTGCCCTCCTCCGGCAGCGGCTTGTAGACCTCGGGCAAGTTGCCGACTGCGAACAGCGCGCCGCTGGCGTCGAACACGCCAATTTCGCGCAGCACGTAGCCGCCCTCGGTGGCCGGCACTACCAGCTCGGCGGTGAACAGGGTCGCGTCGTCCGGGTCCTGGTACACCCGGTTGACGGTGGCCCGGTAGCGCTCGCGCGCAAGGATGGTCTGCTCCCAGTCCGGAGTGACCGGGCTGCCGTTGCCGTCGCCCACTGCCATGTGAGTGAGGTTGATCGGCACGCCAGCGGCCTCGGCCTGCGCCATGGCAGTGAGCCCGTATTTCGTGTGGATCGTCTTGAATGCCATGTCGTTGTCCGTTTGTCAGCCAGTGATAGCGCGCCAGGTGCCGTCCGGCGCGCCGAGTGAGATCCAGGTGTACGGCAGGTCGTCGCGGCGCATGACCCAGCGGTGGCGGTTGTCGAGGATGTGGCCTTCGACGCTGCAGACCAGATGACCCTCGCCGGCCTCGGTGTGGCACAGCACCAGGTCGCTGGCGATGCCGAGCAGCTGCAGCTCATGCCGGCACCACAGCGCGAAGTCCTCGCAGTCTCCGACCAGCCCTTTGGCCCAGTGCTCAGGGCGCTGGTACTGCACTTGGTCATGGACGTAGGTGTGGCCAGCGTGCGCCCGATCGAGGACTGCTTGCAGCAGGGTCAGCATTGCCCGCCCCTCGCGCGCAGGTCGATACAGCCTGCGGGCGGCGGAACCTCGGCGCCCAGCTCGAAGGGTGTGGCGGCGCAGCCCGCGAGCAGCAGCGCGGTGAGCATCCAGGGGGCGTGGTTAGGCATCAGTGGCACTCCGTGAAAAACGAAACTCGGACAGGATTTTTCCGCGCAGGCCGTGGGTGTTGGCGTGGCTGGCATGGGCTATCCAGCTGCACAGCACCGGCCTGACCTGCTGCATGCCGATCTGGCCGGCGGCAAACAGGCGGCGCAGCCGGCGCAGGCTGGTCTTGATCCGCTTGATGCTGTCGCGGCGCAACAGGCGGTGCGTCGGGTAGAGGCGATAGCCGACAAAATCGAGCGCCATGCCGTTGCGGTTGGCGACCGGCGCTACTTGCGTCTTGTGGTTGGTGCGCAGCAGCAAGTTGCTTTGCAGCCAGTCCTCGATATGGGCACGCGCGGCATGCAGGTACCGCTTATCGTGATGGATGATCACGAAGTCATCCATGTATCTGCAGTAATACTTGGCCCGAACATTGTGCTTCACCTCAATGTCCAGCTTGTGCAGGTAGATGTTCGCCATTAACTGGCTGGTCAAGTTTCCGATCGGGATACCGAAGTCTGTCTCTGCGCCGTCCGCATAGATAATCGTGCGAATCAAATCCAGCGTGCGGCGGCAGGCAATGTTGCGCTCCAGGATGCGCAAGATAGTTGGCCTGTGAATGCTGGCGAAGTATTTGGCGATGTCCGCCTTGAGCGCATAGACGCGGCCGTGATTGCGCTGCACAACGCGCAGGAAGTGCTGGACGCGGTCGGCGCAGGCGTGCGTGCCGCGCCCTGGTCGGCAAGCGAAGCTGTCGCTGATGAAGCGCGCCTCGAAGATTGGCTCGATGATGTTGTTGATGGCATGCTGCAGCACTCTGTCGCGAAACGGCAGCGCAGCAATCTGCCTGGGCTTGGGCAGCGGCACGGTGAAATAGCGGTAGGCACCCGGCTGATACTGCTGCCAGATCAGCTCGTTCTGCAGCTGGATGAGATTGCCTTCGAGGTCCAGCTCGAAGCGCAGCACTTCACGCTGCCGGCGCTTGCCTTTGCGGGCCTTGCGCCAGGCGTCGAGCAGGTTCTCAAAAGCGTAGATCTGCTCGTAGAGGCCGCCGTAGCTGATGGGCATATTCAATCCTTGCCTCAGGTGTTGGGGTTGCAGGGGCAGCGTTCGACACAGATCTACTTGCTGCCGCCTGCGCGTTCAATGTTTCGGCTATTCGCCGAGGCCGATGCGTCCTTTTGTGTGCGCACTGCCCTGTCACCCTTGAGTGGCAGGTATCTGGCATTGCACAAGAGCGGGCCGGGCGCCGATGTTCGTGTTGGCGTTGGAGCGCGGGTTGTTCAGATTCAGCGCGAACACCCCGGCAATGGCACCGTTGTTCCAGTTGCCACCGCGATACGGCAGGCGATGTAACGCATCAGCCCTGTTGCGACTTGATCCACCCACCCAGCATTCGCCCCAGCTCATCGTTCTTTCTGGCCCAGGTCTCGTAGCGCTTCTGGTCGATGTATTTCAGGCTGTAGGCCATCCGTACCTGCGAGCGCAGAATATCGAGTTCGGTATCCAGCTCGGTGAGCGTGGTCTTCTTGTGGTACCGCTTGTTGCAGGTGATGATCAGACGGAGCATGCGCCAGAGTGTTGTTCGTATTTCGGCGCCAAACACATGCCGCTCGAACTTCGGGAAGTTTCGAACGGCGATATAGGCGTACTCCATCAGGTCTTCACACTGCTTGCGAATGAGCAGATCGGTATGGGGCACCACAACTCCTCGGTGGTCCACAAAGCGCGCTATCGCGCGCCCTGCAGATATTCACGCTACAGATTTCAGATCACAAAAGCGGGCCGGGCGCCGAAGAGCGTGCCGGCGAAGGAGCGCGGGTTGCCCAGATCCAGCGCGAACACCCCGGCAAAGGCACCGCCGTACCAGCCGCCACCGCGATACGGCAGGCGCTCGCCCGCGAGGTTGAGATAGATCCCGTCGCCGCCCAGGCCGGTGTTGGCGACCGGGAACAGCCCGTAGCGATTGAGCACCTGCAGTGCGGCCTCGGCCACGGGCGTGGCGCCAGGGTTGGCGATGCCCTCGAAGCTGGAGCCGGAGGCGCGCACCAGGGTGTAGGCGGCCGTGCCACTGGTGCCGTACTTCACGGCATTGGCATGGCCGGGCGCCACGAACTCGCCCGTTGCGCCGTCGATGGCCTTCCATGCCGCGGAGGTCGACGACAGGTCAATGGCGTTCAACGCTGCATCGTTGTTCGGGATGACCTGGATCTCGCCATCGACCATGCGCATGCCCGGCGCCCACTCCCAGACGTTGCCGCACAGGTCGGCAAT